AATTTGATCATAGAAGTTGCCACTGGCTGTGGTCAGGCCGTATTGTGAAAATTCGCATATCCACGCGCCACCATGATAAAACTCAAAGGCCGTCGCCTTCAAAACAGCCTCGTAGCCTCCCTCTATTCTCTTAAGGTGCAGCCCGTCGTTGTCGGTATAGATATTGCCCAGGGCGTTGTTTTGAGCCGGAACCCAGTCCGTTCCATCATAACGACGCAGGAAGTTGTTATCCCCGGAATCAAACCACAGGTCACCAATGTCCACCGTTTCGGTTTCCCTTGGGTCCGTTTCCATGTAGAACGTCCGGATTTTCCCATCAGCTAGCGCATTTGCATCCTTGGCAAGCGTAAGAAGCGTGCCAATCGGATTGCTGGTAATGTCGCTCCACTGGAACCCCGTCCAGCGCCAGACCTTGGGCGGGATTGTGCTTTCGTCGTACCAAATATCATATAAGGCTTTTTCTTCCGGCTCTGTGGCGGAGTAGTGTATCGTCAGATTGCCATCCAGTTTATCGGCAAGTTGCTGGGCAAGGTATATGGAGGAAGAGAATTTCAGGTTTTCAAGTGTTTTCCCGATAGCTTCTGCAGCCTTCTGGGCATTCTCAAGCTCTTTCCGTGCCTTTTCAGTGAAGTTCCCGGTCTCTATGTGTCCAAAGCCGTATTCCAGCTGCTCTTGAAGCTGGATGGCCCAGGAACGCCATTCTTGAGGGTTTGTCGATATTTCCCCTTGCGGGATTGGCGGGAGCCGCAGCACAGCCATTACACGTCACTTCCCTTCGCGTAGGTCTTTGACAAGGCGTAGACTTTGACATCACCCGTCCCGGACAGTTTCAGCCTGAAATGGTCGCATCTGCGCGGTGTAATCGGGATGTTGAACATATCACGCTCGGATGCCGACAGTTTCTCCCATACTTTCGTCCATGCGCCGCCGGGATACTTAATAGACACAGCAAGGCTCCCTCCGGAAGGAATCTCGGCGCGAAGCTGCATCTTTTCAAGGTGCTTGCGGTCAGGCAGAAGCCAGAGGATATCACCGGTCTCTGCGTGCCACTCCAGCGGCGCATTTGTCCCGGCTGCTCCGCCTTCGCCCGGCACATAGCCCTCCTCAACCTCGTCAAATGCCGTAGCTACATCCCCGCGTGTGATCGCCCACAGGTTGTTGCCTGACACAAAGAACGTGTCCATAAGGCAGTTTGTGAACCGTTCCGCTTGCGTGTTGTCCTCCCGGTGCCACATACCCGTTTTTGTGTCAAGAACGAACATATGCCAGTTTTTCGAGGCGTCCTTCATCGACAGGTAATACTTATCCCCTGCTTTTCCGCCCGTAGCAGCTCCGTAGGGCACATTTCCAAGCGCCCCGGACACATTGATTGCCTGGCCGCCGTCGTAGGCCATAACGCCGTTTACGGCCTTGTAATAAAGCCTGTTGTTGGCCACGCACAGGGAGCGGCTTGAGCCGTGCTGTACCCCTTGCAACTCCGCAACAGATACAGCGAAGTTTGAGGGCACCGATCCGAGGATTTTGTGCACGCAATTCTCTTTGAAGAACAATGGGTATCCGTTGAATGTGGCAGCCCCAGTAAAACGCCCGTCGGTCCCGATTGTAACTGCGTAGCTGGCAGAAGATAAATCCTCATACGCCCGCCAATTCCACGGGTCGCCCTGCCGACATGCATAGATTTCATGCATATCAGAATTACAACCCCATACCCTGTTATTGCATTCAGTGACATACTCCAGCGTTGGACATTCGCGCTTTATCGTGATTCCGCCGCCAGTCTGTGTGTACTCGGATTCAATGGACCCCTGCAGTACAATCCAGTCCTCGGAAACAAGCTGGATAATGCGGTCTCCGTTGAACTGATCATCACTGGCGCCGGAAATCGTCACCCCGTCGAACTGCCGGAAGTTTGTGCCGATGCCTGGGCATCCCAGCTTCACATACGAGAATGACACGCTGACCCACTCTTGCGTAGCGGCTGAATACTTCTTTAAGGACGGCCTTTCGCCTGACTGGTCCATCCAGTATTGCCCAGCCTCCGGTTCTGCAGGCGGCTCCGTGCTGGCGGTGTAGGTGATGTCGTTCCCGTCCATGTCGCACATATCAAACGTCACGTCCGCCTCTGCGGTAAATGTGGCGTCCATGGGGGAGAAGTAGGTTGAAACATCGACAGGTTCAGGTTCTTCTTCCTCTTCCGGCTCAGCAAGCAATGCCTGCTGGTATGCATAGGTGTTGAACACATACTTGTCGGGGAAGATCAGCACATATGCGCCCATGCCCACGAATGTCTTGGGGCTGTCCTCCAACATCACCCCTTCGACCTTCACGCCGTCATAATAAAGGTCTGTGCCATCCACCCAAATCAGCTTGTTTTTGCCGTATATGCCGTTGTACTTCGTGAACGTGTGGCATTTCAGACGCTTTTGACGGGGGGAAAGCACAGGAAAATGGTCGCCGGTCATGTTCTGCATGTCGGCGAACTCACCCTCGGCGACGGTCAGGGTTTTATTCAGGCCGCGAAATACGGTCAGATTATCGCGACTGGTTTGTATGGGCGTCATCAGGCTCATGGTAAGCCCTCCTTAGGTCAATTCCGGCGGCAAAACAAACGTATTGTCTGCCCTTCCAACCGCGATATACGCCCTTTGAATGGGCATGTGTGTGCGGTTGTAGTAGTTGACAAACTCCCTGTAATCAGCATTGAACTGCTGGAAATTGTCGTTATAGTCGGCCCGCTCCTTGTACGCGCGGTCTATCTGCGCCAAAAGGAACGGGATGTACAATTTGTCGTAAGGAGCCGGGACGAGCAGCTCAATATCCTTCGCATTGTAGCCTTCTGCAGACGGGTCATATGGTTCAAATTCACCCTCCGGCGCGCCCTCGTGCGTCCTGATGATCTCTATGTCAATCTGCATGTCGAGCTGGGCCAGGTCACCTACAAGATCGTTATCCTCTACTGCAAACCCGCTTCCGACCATGCCTGGGCGCAGCCGCTTCGCTTTCTCGACAGCCTCCGCTATCGTCATTAGTATCCCTCCAATCAAAAAGGGGCGCGTTGCGCCCCGTCAGTCCATCTTAAGCGGCGCTCCATTCCGCAGCTTCGGATTTGTCGGCTTGATTCCGTCCAGGGTTCGCCCGTCTCCCTTCCATTCATGGTCCGTCTTTTCGACGTACAACTTCAGAAGGTTCTTAGCGGAAGCCCTCTGGCGGGCAATGTTTCGGAGCGCGTAATAAAACTCCTCATCCACTTCGACAGGAATCCCCTTGGGGATAGCAAGCTCTTTTCCGTTCACACACATCCACAGGGGCATTTCGCCGTCGCCCATGATGGTAACAGTGTATCTGGCCATATTTTCCTCCTTGAAGGTAGGGCGGGGCTATTCACCCCGCCCGGAATGTTAGTTGGCAACAGCCAAACTGGACATGCTGGTGCAGTGCTCCACGCGTACGATGCGGGATTCATCCAGCAACTTGGCTGCCAGCGTGCACTTCCAGCCGGAAGCGGAACGCAGGTTCAGCGCGTCTGCGTAGCCCTTCGGTTTCACGATAAACTCCAGGCCGCCACCCTCGATTTCTGTGGTGGCATATGCGTTGGCGCCCAGGAACAGGCTGGAGTAGGCAGCCTTGCCTGCAGACGCGCCTTCGCCCGGATAAATATCCTTGTTGGCATCAACGGCGGCAATGTTATCTGTCAAGGTGATGCTGGCGGCGTTTGCAGCGCCGGCGGTTACTTTGTCAATGGTGTACAGGTTGCCTTCGATGATGATGTCCCTGCCGGCCAAAGCCGCCGCTTCATCGGCAGTAATGGCTTCCTTCACGTTAATGGTCTTCCCGGGCGCAGCCACGGCGTCTTTCACGGTCAGCGTGCGAGAAGCAGCGGTCAGGTTCTCACCCCAGAAGATCTTCGCTTCGCTGGATTCCACGATACGAACACCGGCCAGCTTGCCGATTTCGCCAGTGTACAAATCTTCCGGCCTGCCGTACTTCACGGCTTCGACGAAGTTCTGGTCGTTCTGCAGGTCCGTGGTGGTATCGGGGTGCATGATGGCCACATAGGAGCCGTCGATCTTGGGAACATTCTTCCGCTTGAGTTGGTTGGCGGCCGCACGGATCATCTTGACGGTCATCTTTGCGCTCTCGTCCAGAACGTGACGGGCGGTTACAGACGTCTCCGCGCCGTTGGAGTCCACCTTCGGGGCATAGAGCACGTTGCTGCCGCCGTTCATGACTTCGCGGACGATGGTATCAATGGTCTCGCCGGCCTGGTTTCCTTGCAGTTCGGAACGAACGTCCAAGATGGAATCGAAGTGGGTGAGCTCCAGCATGTCGGAAGTGCTGATGTAATCGCCATACTGGTCAACGGTGATCGTAATCGGTTCCTCGGTCATGCCACGGCCCGCCGGCACAGTCGCCTCCGTGATGGGGGTGAGAGCCTTGGGCAGCGGAGTGAATTTCCGAAGCTCAATGGTCTTTCCGTTCCCCCTCGGGATGGGGTATGTATCGGCGAACTGCTGGTGTACGAGATTTGCCTTGGTGTTTTTCAGCAGGCGCTTCTCGTAATAGGTTTTCATACCAGGGGACAGCCCCTCGGTCGTGGTCTTTTGCGTGTTCATATCGCCGTCAGCGAAAAACTGAATGTTCAAAGGGAGTACCTTCTTGAAAACTTCCATACAAACTCCTTCTCGCTGACATTACGGGTTGTCAGCGTTACCCTTTCATCTTCCTGGCGTAATACTCTTCCGGCGTGAAATGCTGGCCTTCACGAGCAAGCCGCCTCATTTCCTGGATATCTCTTTCTGTCAGTACGCTCGGGTCAAATGGCGGAACGGTGGCAACCTGCCCGCTTGTGCCGTTCTCCGCAGGCCTTGAGCCCCTGGCTTGGATTTCAGCAGCCAGCTTGGCTTTTGCGGCCTTCTCGGCCTCAGCGGCGGCCTTTGCGGCCAATTCCTCGGCATGTATCGCTTTGTAGGCTTGCTCTACGGTAAACAGGCCGGAATGCAGCATCCCCCTGAACTGGGCGCGTTTCTGCGGGTCCGGGTGATTGTAGTCAGCCAAAACGTCACAGTCGGGGTATCTCTGCTTGGCCTCCGCCTCCTGCATCCTCCACCGTTGCACGGTTTCCGCGCTGCGCTGCTCCTGCTGGATGCGTTCCTGCTCGGCCTTAATCCGCGCCAACTCTGCGTCGGCCTTGGCCTTCTCCTGCCGTAGCTGGATTATAGGCTCCATTTCCTCCACGGTCCGGCCTTCCTTTTCCGCCAGTTCGCGGATGTAGGCCTTGTCGCTTTCAAACGCTGCCATAGCCGCGTTGATGTCCGTTGGGTCTACTCCATAGCGGGCCGCCACCTTTGTGAGGAACGACGTGTAAGTGTCGAGCTGCTCCTGAGCGGCCTTCCATTTCGCATGCCGGTCCTTGGCAATTGAATCTGCCCGTTTCTGCCACTGTTCCTTGTACTTATTCTTGATAAGATCGTCGAACTCCGCATCAGGGTCGGCCTGTGGGGCTGGCTCCTGCTCTTTCTCAGCGGGAGCGTCCTCCGGCTTGTCCTCTTTTACGGGGGGCGCTTGCGGAATGTCGGCGGGCTGCTGCCCATACCTGCGCACTCCGGAATACTTCGTTTTCGCCTGTGTTGGCTGCGAGGCTACCGCAGGGGCCGCACCCTCCGCCCCGCCTTCTCCACCAGTCGCTCCGGCGGCACCGCCGTCCGCGAAATACTGAAGGTTGAAAGGCACCTTATGAAGCTCAGACATATTCCCTCCGCCGTCTCTCCGGCTTGTCTTTCTCGCTGTCTTTTCCAGCTTGTCAGTCGATGGGCGCGGACAAGGAATTTCACCTTGCACTTGCGCGTCTCACGGAAATGCCAGCACTTTTTCAGCGACGATTCCGCGCAATTACCGTCATAGCGTCTTATTCCGCCACCGCGCCCACAAAAGAAAACCGACATGCCGTTGGTTTTCCATCGACATGTAGATTATAGCACATTATGTTGTTTTACTTTCCCGCGCTATCAGAGCAGAATTTCGTACCTGTCCCCGGTGGCAAGCCACATCAGATCACCGCCTCCACCGGAGTGTTTATCGTGTGTATCAGCCCGTAGTCGCGGTCGTAGATGAACGTCTGCGCCTTTCTGACTGCCCCCACATACCCGCTCTGGTAGTGCCACGTATCCGTCGCTGTAGGGCTGGATATTCGGCGCACAATCACGCCGTTTACCTCGTCGACCGATTGCTCACAATGCAGGTGAGCCGCATGTACCTCGCACCGCTTTGATTGTCCCCACAGCTCCCTTGCCTCGATTGGAGGAAGGGCAGCCAGTGCACCCAGCGCGCTCCTTGCCTGCTTGCGCTCCGTGTCCCCGTGAGTGTAACCAAGCAGGGTGCTGCCATATAGCCTGTATTTTCTCGCCCTGGCATCGGTATCCACCGTGAGCCTGTCTTTGTCGTTGCGGAAGAACGCCTCCAGGTGGCACATGGCATAGTACATGGTTTGTAGGTCGTGGTTGCTGGCTGTGTAGATGTTTTCTGTCGGTGCAATCTCCATCATGAGACCGGTTGCGTCCGTCAGCATCGTGGTGCCGACTTTGTACAGCTTCTGCCACCGCACATCCGTATCTTGAGGCGTTCCGGCAGTTGTGGTCTTCTCGGGATTATCGCTGTTCCAAAAATCGTTGGTGATGATGAAATACACCAGCTCAATCGGCAGCCCCTTTAGCTCCCGGTATATGGACGACACGATGCGATTGAACGTGTCACGGGCTATTTTGTGATCGTAGTCGTTTCCGGTGTCGCCGTGCCAGCACAGTTTGCCGAGGTGCAGGTCTGCGATATTAACCTCTGCCAGCATCCGGCCTTCCCGCTTGACATACATCACAGGCGGGCGCTCATATTCGAGCGCAAGCTCTCGGAACGTCTGCTTTACATCGTCAAGCGAAAGTGCCTGTTTCTTCGGTCTGGCAGTCAGTTTGCTCTGGTACATCAGCTTTCGCCGGTTTCCCTGGTCCTCCCCGGTCACCGCATGCCAGAGATTGTTTGTGTAAGTATATAACTCCCACTTTTCCGGGTCTAGCTTGTGAAAACGCAGAATGTCATCGTCTGACAGTTCTTCGCCTTCCCACAGTTCGATGAACTCAATGGATTCAATTGTCCCGTCGGCGTTCTTGCGCCTAAATGTCTTGTATTCGTTACCGGAATCGCGATTGGCCGGAACATGCTCCACTGTTTTGAGCTTTGACCGTTCCCCAGCCTTCCAGCGTTCACCGTTCCTTACCGCAGACCTTACAGTCTCCTTCGGTATTCCGAGTATCGCGGCGGCCTGTTTCCATGTCTTCCCCTCGTCGAGTACCAGGCGCTCGGCGTCTGCGAGATATGCCACTCTGCTTTTGTATCCCATTACGCCCTCCTCATTGTCTGAACCGCCGGTTGATCACGCCTGCCCGCCGAATGGGTCGCTAAGATTCCTCACTTCCTGTCGCTTGCGCTCCAAGATTCCGTCCGCAGTCTGTGCCTCGCCCAGGTTATTTGTGCGCGGCAAGCTCACGTCCCCGACCATCGGACGAGGCAGAAAGCCGCCCTGCTGAAGTTGGGGCAGAACCATTTGAGCCAGCATAGGGTCGAGCTTCGCCACGATCGGCAGATACCTCCCGACAAAAGCCAACAGCTTCGGCAATATGGCGTTGCTCCGAATCTTCGCCATAATCTCGTTCTTGCCGTCGAAATCCATGCCGTCAATACATAGCAGCGATTCGTCCGCACGCATCGGGTTAAAGAACCCCTGCTGATAGAACTGCAGCATCATCTCGTTCTGCGCCACTTTGCTGTACGGATTGCGCTTCTGCGGCCTGATTTTGATGTCGAATATCGGCAGCTTGGCGGTCCCGTCGTCTCCTGTCCTCATGATCAGGCCGGTGTTGTCAAACTGCTCAAACCTCTCTGCCCCATCCTGCCCAACGATGCGGAACTGGCGCGGCAGGTCGTAAAACTGCCGGATAAGCTCAAGAACCATGTTGCACACGGATGTAAAAGCGGAATACGAGCCTAGCAGCATGTCCCTGGACAGTTTGCTTCCGGCCTCCTGCAGGGCCGCTATGGCGCTGGCTGCCGTCACGCCGGCTGTGGTGCCGCCCTGGGAGAAATCCCGGTTGCCGCTGGTTTCTTTGAGTTCGTTTATCAGCGCTTGGTATACACTCATCACGTCGCCGCCGATAGGGTCAATCTTGATTTCTCGGATAGCATCCTCGCCTACGCCGCCGCCCTCTGTGTGCACCAACTCCCTGTTCCAGTCGGCAAACTCTTCTTCTTTCACACCACTTCCTGGCTTAACAAAGAACCGCTTCGTGGCACGCATACGCGCATTCTTCACAATGCTGCTTCCGAGCTGGTCGATGCGCTCCTGCGTATCCTTCATGATGTCGATGTATCCGAATCCAGCCGGGCTGCCCTTGATCGGAAACAGAACGTCGAACACGAACGGATACTTGCCGTGAGAATAGAATCCGCCCGTTATGTTCGGATCGTCCTCGCTGGAATAAAGAACGGTGTTCCCCACGAACTTACAGAAGTGCAGCACTTCCCGCCCGTTCTCCCAAACCTTGTAATACCAGTCAATAACCAGGCTCTTGTTGACATCCTGGCTGTCGTTGTCGTCTTTATCGTACTCGGCGAGGGTAAATCCGCCGCTCCCGAGCGTTTCATTCTCAAGCTGCTTGTATCTGGCTTTTAGAGCGTCGTTCGGCTGTTTCTCCACGTGGAACAGGTTCCTGCTCTGCTGGATATCCTTAATTCCGGGCTCCCAAAAGAGATTGAGTAGATCAACAGGACGTATGTCTATGTCGCCCAGCCCATTCAGCTTTCGCTGGTTCCAGAAGATGCCGTACACAGCCGCACCGGAGCGCAGTTTATCGAACCACGCTTCCGACCACGCATTTTCAAATTCGTTTTGCTCCAGGATAACAGGCAATACCTCGCTCAAGAGTTCGGCAGTCGCTTTATCGTCCTCAGCCCTCGGCTGGACGTTTGGAATCGGGATGTTATCCATAGCATCCGCGTGCTTGTTGAGGATGCTGTTAAAAAGCCATGCACTCTTTTGCGGGTCTGCGGCGGGCTTTTTTTCGATGTTCTCCCAGTGATGCTGCCTGTACCATCGGTCATTTTCAACGATTCGGCGCTCCAGGGTCTGTTTGCCGTTTTTATACTGGATTAGCAGGCTCATAGCCTTCTGAATGCGCTCAACGGTCATTTTCCGGCCCGTAGAGGCCGCCGCAGACGCAAACCCTTGTTCCGGTAAGGGTGAATCCATAAGCTGCTGTACGGGGCTTCTAGGGGCAATTCCTGGCATCCTTTGCATATTGTTACCTCCTGTTCAATCCAAGGTCGAGTGGGTCAGGTCTGAACGGCTTCGGTTTCGCCGGCAGCGGTGCTGTGATCGGGTTCTCCATCAGCACGTAGCGTTGTGCGTCGTACAGGTGGTCCTCGCCCTTCGTATTAACATCCTCAACGTGCTTCTCGTCGTACGTCAGCTCCCGGAATGTCCGGATGAACTGCACGCAGTTGGAGAACACGTACATCATCGGGATTCCGTCCTCGTTAAATCTTAACCGATAATGGTACTGCATCTTTCCCGATAGCCTGCTGTTGTCGCCGGAAGTGAAGTAAACGCGCTCCTTCTCCATTATTTCAGCGATACTTTGACCTGTGGTTTTCTGGAATATCGCCGGGTCAGCCACTCCGTTGATGACTTTTCCTCGCAACAGCGGGTCCTGCGTTTCTATTTCCTTGATCTTAGCCGCCACAGCCAACGGCTCCATCATGCAGCCGGTGTCTACGTTGCCGTTCCAGCCGTACAATTCCTTAATCATGTACAGGCGGCCTTTTTCGTCTGCGGCGGTCCAGGTTACGGCGAAGGGTTTGGCATATCCCCAGTCAAACCCACGATATATGCGCCAGTGTGCAGGGACATCAAACGGGTCGATAACATGCGTCCATCTGCGGTCGTAGTAGTGTTCCGGATCGTCTGTGAACTCCGTAAATACCTGCCCGCTGAAACTGTCCCATGAGCCCTCAAGCAGAGCCTTTCGCTCCGCCTCCGGCAGCATCTGCATGCTGTCCAGGTATGTCGGGTCGTTATTGAGCAGTATATGGTTGTCATACACCCTTGCCGGAACGAATATTCGCGGTTTTTCTCCAGGCCTGCGAATGGTCATCATGGGCGGCGCAGGGTCGATGAACCTTTGTTTTACCCAGCCGTGGCCGATGCCGCCGGGGTTGGTGGCGGCTCTTATGTAACAGCGCGTCCCCGGCCCACCGGGACGGTTACGGGAGAACATGTAGGAGTATTCGTCCCACGTGAAGTGTGTAAGTTCGTCGAATGCTATGTAGTCGAACCGCTTTCCCTGGTAGTTGATCCTGTCTTTCGTATACTGCATCGAACCGAAGTAGATTTTGGCCCCGCTCGGGAACGTCCAGCAGTGTTTGCTGTCATTGTATCGTGCCGAAGGAAACGCTCTGCCGTATACCTCCCGGCTTCTGTCAATTAGCTCAGTGAGCTGAGGGAATGTCTTGCGCAGGATCAGGCCCCGGTAATGGGGAATGTGCACCTGGCGCAGCGCCTCCATCAAAAGCGCGTCGCTTTTCCCGCCGCCGGCCGCGCCGCCGTACAGGGCCTCGTACTCAGGCCTGGACATAAAGATGGCCTGCCGGGGCTGGGGCGACCAGACAGGTCCATTACTCTGCTCCATCCTGCGCCTCCATAACGGCGGGTATTACTACGATGCCGCTCGTTTTCGTTTCTTCATCCTTCTGCTCGGGTACATACAGGCCATAGAGCCTTGCCAGCGCTTCTGCCGCCTTGTATGCGTCCGAAACCTTATTGGGTACCGCCACTATCACATAGCCTTTTGCCGTCCTAATAACAACACTGTCGTATTTCTGCTGTCTCATAATTGCCGTAAGAGTTTCAAGCACTTCCTCCTGGCTTGCTATCGTCGGTCGTTCGTGCCTTTTCATTCGCTTTGCGAGATGTGCTTGAATTTTCGGCTTTGTTAAGTTTTGTGAAGCTATTTCCTTTGCGCACTTTTTGCTATATCCGGCTGCGATGGCAGCTGCGGTTCCGGTCCGCTCTATGATGTATGCATCACAAAACCGCTTCTGCATTGGCGTCAGCTTGGGCACACTTTCACCCCCATCTAATTGTATCAAAAAAGCGCAGGGGGGCTTTCCCTGCGTCCTCGTTTACGAATTGTTCACACTTTTCTTTTGTTCTGGTATTTAATTTTACCAATTTTTCTATTTACCTATGAAGTCGATTGGTGTACACTATGACCATCAAGAGAGCCGACAGGCCACGACAGGGGGCCGGGCGCAGGAGGGCGAATCATGAACAAGATTCAACGGGCGTATGCGCTGGCAAAGGCATGCCACGACGCAATCAAAGAGGCGAACGATCAGAGAGAGGCGGAGTTTTGCAGGGCGCGCGGATACGTGACGGCGGAGGGAAGTC